CTAAGGATGGCCTCGACAAAGAAAACAGGGTCGGAGTGGATGCGGTGTAGCAAATCTGTTGTCAAATTTTCGGGGGGCATGGGTGGTATGGCCTATGTGGTTGAAGGGGGGTGGGGGTTGGGGTTACTGGTTATGTTCTTTTTCTCGCCGCCCCCGCGTCTGCTCAAAGGGGGGGTATCTGGCAAAAATACCTACCTATGGTAAACATTTGTCGCATAATGTGTATTATGGACGCGATTATGCACACCTCACCTCCACTAAGTCATTGATATTATTGAGAACGCTATGGTTGTGCGTACTGATGGTTGTATATCCCATCATTTATCCCCTTGCGAATGATTATCAATCTCAGTCTCAGGCACGCGCGAAGCGGTGTAAAGGTTTTCTCCCCCATCACTCTTATCCTCAACCATCTCCACTACCTCATCCCCCGCTATCCTAGCCTGCTCAACCCTAGCCGCTACTCTCTTCAGCTCATCCACGAAGCTAGTCTTATGCTCTACCTCTACCCTCTGGTTGTCGCCATAAAAGCGCGGATACAGCTTTGTCATGCGCCACTTCATCGTATCCACTGCCAGCCTGCCAGCTTGGTAATCCATCTCGCCATTAGCCACAGCCTTGATAACATCGTCTATCTCGTCATCAATAGCGGTCGCTCTTGATTCCATTGCCTCAAGGTATCGCCTATTCACCTCAGCGTCCCTGCTCTTCAGCATATGGAAGCTCTCATAGCTGGGCATATCCTTCATCTTACCCACGCCTCTAGCGCTCATGCCATCAATAGCAATGCGCTTGAGATACTCGTCCAGCACCTCTGGTGACCATACTGTTCTGTAGTTTCCTTTTCTGGGCATAAGCACCTCCTAACCCTTGTATACCTAAACAAGTTAAGCAATGCAAATTAGCTGTTGACACTATTACTATGCTTAGCTATTATTTATATATAGTCAGGAAACAAAGGAGAAACCCATGACAAATATTGAGCTAGTAAAACCAACTGCACTTTGCCGAGCTACTGGCGATACTGTTGAGGTTCGAGACATAAAATATGGCGTTGTAACAGTAAAATATCCAAGCGGTGATTTTTTGAGCTTGCCCCTTGAGAAAGAAAACTTTTACTTTCACCAGCGCTCAATGGCGCAGACAATGTGGTTAGCAAAGAAAGGAGTGTTTAAATGAAAATCAAAATCGAAACAACCCTTGAATTGTCAGAGCATGACATCGCCTGCATCAAGTTGCAAATGGATGACCTCGGCGAAACTGACGAAACATTGCGGGAATTTATAAAATCAATGGCTATATCTTACGCTGGTCACGCTGTAGAGCAGGCCGTGTCTAACTACGGCGAATATGTTTAATAAGGAGCAAACAATGAAACTCGAACAGAAAACACTTGGCGGCTATAAAGAGTACCGCCTCTCAGGAGATGAGCGCGAACCACTGGAGCTATTCCTCAACCGCATCTCTCAGGAATATCCCTACATGGGTTACGGCACTCACTCCAGCGGCACTCGCTGGGATGAGGAGACAGGCAAGTGGTCAGCCCGTATCAGTCACAGACTAACCTGCGATTAGGAGAAAGCAATGTCAGGGAAAAAACACATCGTAGTCCTAACAGAAAAACAACTGGTTTGGCTTAGAGCCACGCCAATGGGTTCTTACTTACACGACATAGAGGAATGTGGTGGAACACCAGCGGATATGCGAATGTTTAACGCAGTAATGGAAGCATTGCGGGATACAAAAGAAATCTAACAGAACAGAGAGGCTTCGGCCTCTCTTTTCACATCCAGCCCCTTTCAATCGGATTATCCATACCATTGCCCAGAGCCGCCCAGTCTGCGTCCGTCTGGTCTGTCTGCATAAATGCTATAATGTCGGGCAGTATCATCTTGTAATAGAACCCCTCAGCCTTGTATGCGTTCCACATCTTCTCAGCCACTGTCTCTGCATACTGCTTCTGCCTATCACTCAACTCACCCTTCCCCTTCGGCTTAGATACCGATTGCTGGCGATTTGAGCCGCGCTGAGTGGCCTTCTTGCCTTTTCTGCTAGTCCTACACCACCTCATCACCGCAGAGCTGTGACAGGCGTATTTAGCCTGATTGCCATTAGCGTCATCCCAGAGCCGCATATCTTCCAGAATATCGTCCAGCTCATGGCCGTGACTGTTGCAGTAAGCCACCAGCTTATCCCTGTCTGCCTCAGTGGGTTGCCACTCACAAAACAGCGTTTTTTCTTTTTTCGCCCTTATATTTCTTTTTGTATATTCTGTACTTTGTATATCTCTGTCTTTAGTAAGTGTCGGATTTGCCGTCAACGGTTTTACCGTCAACGGTTTTTCAGTCATCGGTGAATCTGAGACTACATAACGGTTTGAGGCAAATTTACCGTCTGCGCGTACCTGCTCCTTCGTTATATAGCCATACTGCTCCAAGCAGGCCAAAATGGTGCGTATTTTATCCCGCCCAACATCGAACCGCTTTCGCAGTTCTGTGACCTGCACCTGCCAGTCTGTCGGCTTACTCAGCAGATACACCAGCAAGCCAAGCTGGTCTGCCGATAGCCTGCTATCGTTCAGCAAATGATTCGGTAGGACACTGAAGTTATCCTTCAGGCTACTGCGTACAATTAAACTATCACTCATCTTGTATGCCCCCCAAGCTCTTTGACCTGCTTCTCAAGTGTGCGGATGTAAGCCCCTTTAATCATGTTCTCATCATTGAGCCAAGCCAGCCACGAACTTGCGTTATACAGAACAGCCCTGTCAAACTTGTTAGGCTTTACCTTCTGCTTAACCACCCGTTCCAAGTAATTGTCCAAATACTCTTCAAACAAATACGAATCATCTATTTCTTTCATTTTCATTTAACTAACTCCTTTAATCTGACCAGCACTCCCTCGCTGGTATTGTTGTCACCGCCCCTGACTGTGCGGCCTTCGCTATATGCCTGCCTTGCCACCTGTTGCAAGTATTCTGTCGGCACTATAACCACTCTCTCCCCATCCAGAATAAACGCCCAGAAGTCTGCCCTTGTAGTGGCAAGCCCTGACCGCTTTCCCCTGCTGGAGAACTCCACAAATAGATTGCCCGTTCTGCTGGCAATAAAATCGCGCTTTACCTCAACTGTCTTGCCCCGTAGCAAGTCTGCCAGCCAGATTTCCTCGTCCTGACCCAGCTTCAAGTCAAATGCAAAGTCGCTGTTGAACTTCATTTATTGCGCCTTCTTTGCATGGCTCTGCGAGTGTGCATGGCTGATATCGGCGGTAGCTTGTTGTTAGCCCGTGCAGTCTCGGCAGATAGTATCTTGCTCCTGATGAGTGCATCGCGTTCAACGGTCATTAACTGCGCCCTGCGTTGCTTCAGCCAAGCCTTAAACTCCTCGACTGTCATTTCTGCCGCAGTTTTCATGCCCAACTCTCCCTCACCAGCATTAACCACGTATCGAAGTCCACCTGCGCCACGTAGCCCATGCCAGCATAGTCAGCACTAATGCTGGACATTCTGACAAGGCAGTGAATGGGCTGGCGGTCATACTTCCATATCAAGACAGGCTGGCATCCAGTGGCGTCTGCCGCCGCTGTGCATTGCTCCCACCACTGCGGCTTATAGGTCGTGCCAGAGGCGTAACGCTTGGCCTCTATGCTCCAACCATCCACCCCGATAATATCGCCGTGAAGGCTGGCTCTATACTGCTCGATATCTCTCTTAACATCCTCAATACCAAGCCCATCCATAATAGCCCGACACAACTCACGCTCGAAATTAGCGCCCTTCACTCTACCGTTAGTCAATGGAACTTCTCCCCTTCGGCGGCATATGTGTCACTGGTTTGAATGCCTTGCCCGTCAGGTTTTCGGTTATCTCAGCATCTTCAAACGCATCGTCTGGGATAAGCTCGTCCAGCAGTTCCATCTGCTTGGCAAGATGCTCAGGCTCATTACAAAATTCCTTGCTCTTGGTACTCATATCCAATCTATCTCCGTATTAAATGCCTTTCCATCCCAGACAAACCACGCATAAGCGGTAGTGCCTGAGCCAGTTGGCGTTTCATCACCGCGCCACATTGTGACCCGCTTGCTAAAAACGTAAATCCGCTTGGGCTGGTTCTTCGCAAACAACTCGTTGAACCTCTTAATACCCTCAAGAAAGGCCAGCCTTAAAAGCCAGCAATGCTTTTCCACGCCCAAATCTATGGCCTGCTGGATAAACTGCTGTGCCAATTTGTACGGCGGGTTTGTAACTATATTTGGTGCAAGCCTGTTCTGCTCCATTAAGAAGTCTCGCCGCGATTCGCCGTAGCCCCAATCGTTTAAATCAGTATCCACCGTTTCATAGCCGCAATCCTGTAACACCGTGCTAATAGCACCGTTGCCGCAGGCGCACTCCCAAACCTTCCCATTAAATGTCTCAACATCTAACAGCGGCCTGATAGCCGTATCTGGGGTTGGATAGAAATCATCCTTTTGGCGGCTCATCTGTCGAATGCCTCCACCCAATCCTTTAGACCGACCTGCCCCTTAGACATCTTATATATGTCCATCATGTGCAGGCCGCTGGGTGGCCGCTTGCCATATATCCAGTTATGCACGGTGGGTTGCGATACATCCAACTGCCGAGCGAACTCAGCCTGCCGCATCCCTTTGTTTACTAACCATTCTGCCAGTTTCATTTTAGCTCCTGTTTTATGTGTTGACAGCATTACCTATAACCGTTAGTAAAGTATAAAGACGGTGATGTAAACCGAAAACTTAGTCAGGGATTATAATGAATAAATTAGACCACTACAGTCCGAGCCAGTTACTGCGCCCTATGGCCGTCTGGATGTTCCAGTATGTGTATCTGGACAAGGAACAGCGCAGGCAGATGAAGGTTGGTTATAACGCCGCTTTCGGAACGGCTGTGCATGGGGCAATACAGGCCATGCTAACTGCTGGGCTGGACTTTGAGCAGGCTATTGAGCAAGCCTATCTGTCATTTGATTTTCACGATGCACCAGCCACCGAGCCAGAAGAGAAGCGCGAGAAGTACCGCGAACTTATTGCTGATGCGGTGGAGCAGGGCATTGATTTGCTTGCAAGCGAGTACGGGGGTGCAGAAGAGGAGCAGAGGGTCGAGGTATCGCTAGACGGTGTTGAGCTACCAGTCATGGGTTACATAGACCTCTGCGCCTCTGACCGCTTCTGTGAAGTAAAGACAAAAGCACCGCGCATGGGTGCTGTAAGAAAGGACGGCTCAAGGGGCTGGACTAAGGCGGCAATACCAGCCAAGCCACAGTTCGAGCATCTGTGCCAAGTATCCATTTATCAGAAAGCTACAGGGCTAGAGCCTAACCTTGCATATGTATCTGCAACTGGCTCTGTGCTGTTTACCCCCGACAACTGTGAAGAGCTACAGCCGCAATACATGGCCTATTGCTTGGAAGAGATGCGGGGCAGAGCGATACGCCGACAGAACTTGTTGCGGGTATCGGATGACCCGAAGGTGTTGGCTGGTCTGGTAGACC